CAGGAGAAAATTATCAGACCATCCTTTCGCACGCAAGGCGCAGCTTTTGGCTAAGTCTTACAAAGAAAAGGGTGGGGGTTACAAATGAAAACCCCACAGCAATCCCTAAAAAACTGGGGCGATCAAAACTGGAGAACTAAAAGTGGTAAAAAATCTAGTGTCACGGGCGAAAGATATTTGCCAGAAGCTGCAATTAAAAGTCTCAGCCCTGCTGAGTACGCTGCAACGACACGCGCAAAGCGTGCTGGAAAAGCTGCGGGGAAACAATTCGTAAAGCAGCCCAAGGCAGTGGCCAAAAAAACAGCGGGGTACAGATGAAGACCCCAGCTTGGCAGCGCAAAGAGGGTAAAAGCCCATCTGGTGGCCTAAATGCCAAGGGCCGCGCCAGCTTGAAAGCTGCCGGCCAAGACATCAAGCCACCCGTCAAGACCGGCGACAACCCGAGACGGGCATCGTTCTTGGCACGCATGGCCGGCAATGATGGCCCTGAGTACAAAGATGGCAAGCCGACCAGGCTGCTGCTATCACTCAAGGCATGGGGCGCAAGCTCCAAGGCCGATGCCAAAAGTAAGGCGGCCAGCATTTCAGCCCGAAACAAAGCCAAGAAATGATCAGCCCGATTGTCATTGCCACAGTCAGGGGGCATGGTCTGGCGGTGCTGCTGGAGTCAATTAAGCAGTACGCGCCAGAGTGTCCGGTCTACCTGCGGGGGCCAGAGTCGGTGCTGGAGAATTTTGAGGCTGACCACAAAATCTACGGCCAGCCAAGGAACTTTGGCGATGACTACAACGAGGTGATTGAGGCGGCGCTGAAGGATTGGTCATCATGCATCGTGGCCAATGATGACATTGTGCTGACGCCGACCAGCGTCAAAACCTTGATGGAAGATGTGGCAATTATTCAGACCATGCACAGCGTCAAAGCTGGCTGGGTTGCGTCAAGAAGTGATGCAGCAAGGGCTGGTCAAAATGTGCGCATCTGCCAGCCTGGAGAACGCTTGAGTTTTTTCAAATTTCCGTCTGAGGCCCACATCAAAATGGTCGAGGAAATCAGCCCGATATTTGCGTGGATTTCGGGTGAGGCTTTTGAGACGGCAAAGTTTCCCCCTCTCAATTGGTACTCAGATGATGTGCATTGTAGGGATTTGATTGAAAAAGGCTACTCACATTTTGTGAGTTCAAGCTATGTCCACCACATCGGAAGCAACACAATTGGCTTTAACGGCAAGCAATTGCATGAAGATGCGATGCCGTGGCTGCTGGAAAACAGACCCCAATATGCAAAGGCATGGTTTTAATGAGTCACCAGCAGCAGCTTGATTTTGTACAAAGCGTTAAAGACGAATTCCCTGAGTACTTCAAAGGCACAAAGGTGTTGGAGGTGGGGTCTTTGAATATCAATGGCAGCGTGAGGCAGTTTTTTGAGCCGGATCAGTACATCGGCTGCGATCTTGGTGAGGGTGCTGGGGTTGACATCGTGTGCCAGGGGCATGAGTTGCCATACCCAGACGGGTCATTTGATGTGGTGATCTCATGCGAGTGCTTTGAGCATGACCAGCATTGGGAAAAGACATTCCAAAAGATGATTGACTTGGTGCGAAAGGATGGTCTGATAATTTTCTCCTGTGCCACAATAGGAAGACCGGAGCACGGCACGACCAGAACATCACCGGCTGACGCGCCATTCACAAACGATTACTACCGGAATTTAAGGGAAGAAGACTTTGAGCAATTCAAGTCTTCTTTTAATTCTTACAGATTTAGCCGGTGTCTAAGTCCAAAAGATTTATATTTTTGGGGATTGAAATGAACATGAACGAACTACCAATCAGCACTGACATTGCAGCCACTGAGCCAATGGACGATGCGGAACTTCAAGCCATCATCACTCAAGACCTGACCGATGCGGTGAGCTATGTGGACAGCGACCTGTCGCCCACACGGGCGCGGGGGACTGAATACTACCGAGGCGACCCATTTGGAAATGAGGTCGAGGGCAATAGCAAAGTGGTGGCGATGGAGGTGCGCGACACTGTGAGCGCTATGTTGCCCAGCCTGATGCGGGTGTTTTTCAATTCTGAGAATGTGGTCGAGTTTGCGCCCCGTGGGCCAGAAGATGTTCAGATGGCGCAGCAGGCTACCGATTACGCCAACTATGTATTCCAGAACGACAACAACGGGTTTTTGACCACTTACGCTATTTTCAAGGATGCTTTGGTACGCAAATGCGGCATTGCCAAATTCTTTTGGGAAGACGAAGAAAAGGTGAGGATTGAAGAGTATTCCGGCCTTGATGACCAGACGCTAGAGATGCTGATGCAGGAGCCTGGTGCTGAAGTCAAGATTGTTGTCTCTTACCCAGACCCCAATATTGACGAAATGCAGATGACCACTATTGACCCGATGACGGGTCAGCCGGTGACGATGCCTGCGCCAATGATTCACGATGTGCAGATCAAGCGCATCACCAAGGATGGCCGGATCAGGATCATGGCCGTGCCGCCAGAGGAATTGCTGCTTGACCGGCGTGCCCGATCTTTTGACGATTCAAGCCTGATTGCCCACAGGCAGATGGCCACTGTGGCTGACCTGATTGCGATGGGCTATGACCAAGATGAGATTGAAGAAAATCTGTCAACGACAGACTTGGACAGCAATGATGAGTATCTGGCGCGGCAGCCACTGAGTACCACATTTGGCACTAATGACGCCGCCAATCCAATGATGCGCAGGGCGCTGTACATTGAGGCGTATTCCCGTGTGGACTTTGATGGTGACGGCATTGCCGAGTTGCGCAAGGTCTGCTGCATGGGCGGTGGCTACAAAGTGGTGCGTAATCTGCCAGCCAGCTATATCCCGTTTGCTGACTTTCCCTGCGATCCAGAGCCACACACCAGCCCCCTTGAGGCCATGTCGATTTTTGACATTACCCGCGACCTGCAAGAGATCAAGTCTGAGATTCTCCGTAATACGCTGGACAGCTTGGCGCAATCCATCCACCCGCGCACGGCGGTGGTTGAGGGACAAGTCAACATTGACGATGTGCTGAACAACGAAACCGGCGCGATTATCCGCATGCGTGCGCCAGGGATGGTGCAGCCTTTGACTACGCCATTTGTGGGTCAGGCGGCATTCCCGATGCTGGAGTACATGGATCAGATCAAGGAAGACCGCACCGGCATGAGCAAGGCGGCGATGGGTCTGAATGCTGACGCATTGCAATCAAGCACTAAGGCGGCAGTTAATGCGACTATCAGCGCCAGCCAAGGCCGCATTGAGTTGACGGCACGCATTCTGGCCGAGGGTATGAAGAAGCTGTTTAAGGGCATTTTGTTTTTGACCACTACGCACCAAGACAAAGCACGCATGGTGCGTATGCGCAATGAGTGGGTGCAGATTGACCCAAGATATTGGGATGCCAGCATGGATGCCAATATCAATATTGGTTTGGGCAATGGCGACACCAACGAGCGACTGCAAGGATTGATGACTATTTTGGCCAAGCAAGAGCAAATCTTGCAGCAGCTTGGCCCTCAGAATCCACTGGTTACGCCGCAGCAGTTTAGTAATACCCTGCGCAAGATTGTGGAACTGTCTGGATTTAAGGATGCGTCCAGCTACTTTCAGAACATCCCTGCCGACTATGTGGCCCCCGTCCAGCAGCCCAAGGCCACACCAGAGGAGCTACTGGCACAGGTGCAGGCCGAGTCCATCAAGGCGGACATCCAGAAGAAGGCGGCAGAGTTGGAGCTAAAACGCCAGCAAATGATGATGGATGACGATTTGCAGCGCGACAAGATGGCCCAAGACTTGTACCTCAAAAAGTACGAAATTGAGTTAAAGTACAAATCACAGATCAGTACGGCTGAGATTGATGCGGCTCAGAATATTGATCGTGAAGCAATTCGTCAGCAGGCGGCACTGGCCCAGCAGCAGGCGGCTCAGTTTATTGAGCAGCAGCAGCAGCCGATGCCGCCGATGATGAATCCATCAACCTTTAATGGAATGGCACAATAGTGACAAATGAAGACCAGGTAAATAAGGGCCGAAAGGCCAAGCAGCTACTTGAGGACGAAACCCTTAACGCTGCAATGACAAAATTGGAAAATGACCAACTTTGGGCATTTCGATCCTCGAAACCCGAAGAGTCTGTGAAGAGAGAGACGGCGTGGTGCATGATGCAGGCCATTGATGGTTTGCGGCAAGAGCTAGTCCGGATCATGGACAACGGCAAGATTGCACAGAGCGCTATCACCAAATCACAGAAAAATCTAATTTAAGAAAATACTATGGCAGAAATACAAGCAACGAATTTGGCCGATGCGGCCAGTGCTATCTCGGCAATGTTGGCCCCTGAAAAAGGACAAGCAGAACTTGACGAGACGCAGCCAGCCGAAGAGTCCGATGAGGACTTAGAGGCAGCGGCCTCTGGGGATGATGAATCTGGTGTGGAAGACGCGCTAGACGAAGAATCCTCAGAGGAACAGTCTGGAGAAGAGGAAGAGCCAGAGGAGCAAGAAAAGCCACAGACTTTCACCGTCCGAGTTGACGGTAAGGAAGTCGCTGTGACGCTGGACGAGCTACAAAAAGGCTATTCAAGGACTCAGGACTACACCCGAAAAACGCAGCAGATTGCCGAGGTGCGAAAGCAAGTCGAGCAAGAAACGCAGGCAGTTCGGGCCGAGCGTGGACAGTACGCTCAATTGTTGGGAGCATTGCAAGCCCAACTTCAGTCTTCAGAGCCGCAGGTCGATTTGGATCGTCTTTATCAGGAAGACCCAATCGAGTGGGTGCGGCAAAAAGAGGTCTTGCGGGATCGACAGGAGAAGGCATACGCTATTCAGGCCGAACAGCAGCGTCTTAACCAGTTAATGCAGCAAGAGCAGCAGCAGTCTATTCAGCAGCATCTAGAGAGTCAAAAGGATGCGCTGTTGGCAGCACTGCCGGAATGGAAAGACCCAAAGAAAGCAAAGCTAGAAAAAGCAATGCTTATTGAGTCTGCCAAGTCTGCCGGTTTTTCTGATGAAGATTTGAAGAGCGTTTACGATCACCGGCTGGTCTTACTGCTGCGAAAAGCGGCACTGTTTGACCAGATGGTAAGTAAACGCCAAGGCATTAAGCCTGTGGTGAACAATGGCCCACGACCAGCCAAGCCAGGAGCAGCGGGTCGGGTTTCGACAACAAGTGAGGCTACTCGCGCAAAGCAGCGTCTTGCAAAAACCGGTCGTATCGATGATGCGGCATCTGCAATTGAACTTTTATTGAAATGAGGAAATCATGACTATCGTTAGTAATACATTTCTGACTTACTCTGCAAAGGGTATTCGGGAAGATCTTAGCAATGTGATCACCAACATTGCGCCTGAAGAGACACCTTACATGTCAAACATTGGACGCGAGAATGTGTCCAACAGCCTGTTTGAGTGGCAGACTGACACATTGGCCGCAGCCGCTGCCAATGCTCAGCTTGAGGGTGACGATGTAGGCACTTTTGACTCTGTGACCGCAACTGTGCGTCTGCAAAACTACGCACAGATTTCACGCAAGACGATCATCCTGTCTGCCACTGAAGAAGTGGTGAACAAGGCTGGCCGCCGCAGCGAACTGGCTTACCAGATCGCAAAGCGTGGCTCTGAGTTGAAGCGCGACCAAGAGTTTGTCATGCTGAACGGCGGTATCGCTGTGGCTGGTGACTCTACGACTGCCCGTGTGACTGCATCTCTGGGCGCGTTTGTGAAAACAAACACCGACAAGCAGACCAACGGCACTGATCCATCGTACACAACGCTGCCAAACAGCGCCCGTACCGATGGCAATGTGCGTACCTTCACTGAAACCATTCTCAAGAATGTGATCCAGAAGGTGTGGACAGCCGGTGGTACACCGAAGATCCTGATGTGCGGCCCTGTGAACAAGCAGCGCGTATCTGGTTTCTCTGGTATTGCCTCCAGCCGTTTCAACATTGACGGCGGCGCAAAGCCTGCAACACTGGTCGGCGCTGTTGACATTTATGTCAGCGACTTTGGCAATGTGCAAGTTATTGCCAACCGCTTCCAGCGTGAACGCGATGCATGGGTGATCGATCCTGACTACGCCAAGATGACTGTGCTGCGTCCTTACCAGCAAGTCGAACTGGCTAAGACAGGTGATGCTGAGAAGCGCATGCTGATCGTTGAGTGGGGTCACAAAGTGTCGGCTGAAAATGCCCACGGCTTGGCCGCTGACTTGATTACTTCTTAACAGTAAGCAACGGAAAGGGCCAGAGAAATCTGGCCCTTTTTTAAATGATTCACAAAAGACTATTTAGCGAAAACAAAGATCAAGGCATCACCCGCTACTGGCATGAAAACCCAGAAACTGGCGATGTGACTATTGAGACAGAGCAAGATGTGACTGCGGTTATTGAGGCCAACAAAGCCATTTACAACGCCGTGGATGAGAAGGCGGCATGGAAAGGTGAGTGGCACTTGGTGGCATCCATCCCCGAATCCCTTTATTACAAGATGAAGGCCGAGGGCAAGATCGATGATCAAGAGTACATGAAGCGCTGGCTCAACGACTCCGACAACCAATTTTTTAGAACACGACCTGGGAAAGTATGAACTACATTGCCGTTTGCACCCCTGCCCGTGACCAGGTTCACACCAATTACACCTACTGCATGGTGAACATGGTGGCCTATCACACGCTCAACACCACAGACGCAATCAGTCTGAAATTGATGCAAGGCACAATTATCCAAAACCAAAGGGCCGACCTTTGCTTGGACGCGATGGCTGAAGGCTGCACGCACATCCTGTTTATTGACTCGGACATGACCTTCCCGCAGGACATGGTTCAACGGCTCTTAAAGCACGACCAGCCCATTGTGGCGGCCAACTGCGCACGGCGCAGAATGCCCACTGGCCCGACTGCCCAAAATTATGACGCCGAAGGCAAGCGCCAATCGGTCTACACAATGCCAGAATCTACTGGATTGGAAGAGGTGGGAAGCATTGGTACTGGCATAATGCTGATCAAGCGCGAGGTGTTTGAGGGCATGAGTGAGCCGTGGTTTGATATGCCGTGGCAGACCAGCAGGGGGTACATGGGCGAGGATGTGTTTTTCTGTAAAAAAGCGCAAGAGCTTGGATACAAAATCTACATCGACCATGATGTCTCTAAAGAAATCGGCCACATTGGCACATTTGAATTTCGCCATGACCACACTTGGATAGTCAAAGAGGAAATGGAAAAAGAGGCTCAATAATGGCACTGACAACCTACACAGAGCTAAAGACTTCAATTGCGGATTGGCTGAATCGTTCAGATTTGACAGCCACTATTCCCGACTTTATCTCTTTGGCCGAGGCGCAGATTGAGCGCACGCTGCGCACCCGTCAAATGCTGACCAGGACAACCTTGACTGTTGACGGCGAGTTTGAGTCAACGCAATCTGATTTCTTAGAGACTCGGGCGCTGAAGTTAACCAGCACAAATCCAGTGACTCCATTGTCTTTCATGACGATGGATGCGCTAGATGAAGAAGCAACAAAATTCACGGCCAGCGGCAGGCCCAAATTCTTTGGCGTGGTCGGCACTCAATTTCGTTTTGTGCCAACGCCAGATGCAAGCTATACGGCAGAGATCGTTTACTTTGCAAAGCTGGAGAAGCTGTCTGCAAGCGTGGCGACCAATTTTCTTTTGACATCAAGCCCCGACATTTATCTGTACGGCTCACTGTTGCAGGCCGCACCATACCTGCAAGACGATGCGCGTATACAGGTGTGGGCGACTCTTTACGAGCGTGGATTGAATGACTTGCAGGTGGCCGATGATCGAGGCTCGACTTCTGGCGGCAATTTATTGACCCGCGCAAAAACTTTTGGCTAAGGACTAAAAATGGCAGATACCACCACCACAAACCTATTGCTGACCAAGCCCGAAGTTGGCGCAAGCTCAAACACTTGGGGCGGCAAGGTCAACACAAACCTGGACACAATTGATGCCCTGTTTGATGCTGGCCCACTGTTGAAGGTGACAAAGGGTGGCACAGGTGTTGGTACAAGTACAGGCACTGGCAACAATGTGCTGTCTACCAGCCCCACACTGGTGACGCCAGCGCTGGGAACGCCTTCAGCAGCGGTGCTGACTAACGCCACAGGTCTGCCGATTTCAACGGGTGTAAGCGGTCTTGGCACTGGCGTGGCGACCTTCTTGGCTACGCCATCAAGCGCAAATTTGTCTGCTGCTGTGACGGATGAAACAGGCACTGGCAGCTTGGTATTTACCAATTCACCGACCTTGGTGACGCCAGCCTTGGGCACGCCTTCAGCGGCTGTGTTGACCAATGCTACAGGGCTGCCATTGACCACTGGCGTTACCGGCATTCTGCCGGTAGCCAATGGCGGTACAGGGGCGGCTACGGGCATTCCTTTGGGTACTGCCGTTACGGGGACACTGGCGGTAGCCAATGGCGGCACTGGTCAGACCAGCTACACCGATGGGCAATTGCTGATCGGCAATAGCACCGGCAATACGCTGACCAAGGCGTCTTTGACTGCCGGCTCTGGCGTGACCATCACACCAGGTGCTGGGTCAATTCAAATTGCGTTTACCGGCCCAGGCTCTGGCTCAGTGACCAGTGTGGATGTGTCGGGCGGCACAACAGGACTGACCACCAGTGGCGGCCCCGTTACAAGCGCTGGCACTGTGACCCTTGCAGGGACATTAAATGTGGCCAATGGCGGCACAGGCGTTACGACAAGTACTGGTTCTGGCAACAATGTACTGTCAACTTCACCGACTCTAGTTACACCACTGCTAGGTACGCCGACAAGCGGCGTTGCTACAAACTTAACGGGCTTGCCTTTATCTACTGGTGTAACAGGAACTTTGCCAATTGCCAACGGTGGTACAGGCCAAACGACTCTGGCGGCGGCGAACATTGCTGTTGTCAATGTAGCCAACACCTTCACAGGCACACAGACCTTCAGAGGAACATCATCAGCCAAAGCGATTGTTTTGAACGATGCCGCAGAGGTAGCAACAGTATCGGCAACAGCAGCCACAGGCACGATCAACTACGACATCACCACTCAGTCGGTGCTGTACTACACCAGCAACGCCAGCGCCAACTGGACAGTCAACTTCAGAGGCTCATCTGGTACATCGTTGAACACTCTGATGGCTACCGGCGAGTCAATGACCGTTGCCTTCCTTGTCACTCAAGGAGCTACGGCTTACTACAACAGTGTGGTTCAAGTCGATGGCACAACTGTGACCCCTAAGTATCAAGGCGGCACAGCGTATGCGGCAGGTAACGCAAGTTCAGTTGATGTGTATATGTACACCATTGTCAAGACGGGCAGTGCGGCGTTTACTGTCTTTACTTCACAGACTAAGTTTGCATAAGGACAACCATGCCATTAATACAAACTAGAGGTGCGGCATCTGCCCAAGGTTTTGGCGAGTTTGCACAGGCAACTGCTGTCAACTACATTGAGGAAGTGTTTTCTTGCTTTTTGTATACGGGTACTGGCGCTACACAGACAATTACCAATAACATTGACCTGTCTACTAAGGGCGGTTTGGTTTGGACAAAAAGGAGATCATCGGCCCAGACTCACGCTTTAATGGACACAACAAGGGGCATATCTTCTCAACTAAGCTCTGACAGCACAGATGCAACCTTCACCAACACGGGTGACTTTGTTTCGTTTAATACAACTGGATACACAATAGGGCCACCAACATCCGGATCGGCTTTCAACACAAATGGCGAAACGTATGTTGGCTGGACATTCCGAGAGCAGCCTAAGTTTTTTGATGTTGTGACTTATACGGGGACGGGTTCTAACACAACAATTGCCCACAGCCTTGGCTCAGTACCCGGCAGCATTATTGTCAAGCGCACAGACACAACAGGCGCATGGCAGGTTTATCATCGAAGTCTTGCAAACACTGAATACCTTGTTTTAAACACAACAGCGGCTAAAGCAACAGGCGCAACCAGATGGAACTCAACTACACCAACAAGTACAGTATTTAGCCTCGGCACTGACGCAAGCGTTAACGCATCTGGCGGCACTTATGTAGCCTACCTATTCGCCCATGACGCAGGAGGCTTTGGCCTGACGGGTACGGACAATGTGATTAGCTGTGGATCTTTTACAACTGATGCTAGTGGTAATGCCACTGTAAACCTTGGATACGAACCTCAATACATTTTGATGAAGTTAAACGTGAATGGCGCTGTGAATTGGGTTACTTATGACATCATGCGTGGATGGGGTCTAGGTAACGTGGCTCAACTTTACCCAAACATTACTCAAGCAGAAGATGCTTACACAGGAGGCCCATACTTCTTTCCAACAGCAACTGGATTTACTTTAAACGGAACATTTGGGCTTGGTAATAATCAAACTAACGTCTACATAGCCATACGCCGTGGCCCGATGAAAGTGCCTACGTTGGGGACGAGTGTGTTTGAACCTGCTGCTTATACAGGAAATGGAACAAACCCAAGAACAGTTGGTACGTTGCAAGTTACCGACTTGGCAATTAATATGAATCGGTCAGGGGCAGGGGACGTACCTTTATGGATTGATAGATTACGAGGCCCAGAGGTTTATTTACGCAGCAGTGGGACTGGCGCTGAAAGTAGTGGATTAACTGGATGGTTGCTTGGGCAATCAGGTCAAACAATCAACGGAGTTAGGAATACAAGCCCAACAACGTATATTGATTGGTTGTTACGCCGCGCCCCCAGCTTCTTTGATGAGGTTTGCTATACGGGGACGGGGGTAGCTGGGAACACGGTTAATCATAACTTAACTGTTGCTCCGGAGTTAATTATTACAAAACGCAGGGATACCACTTCAACTTCTGGGTGGGTTGTAGGTTGCGTATATTACAAAATAGCTTCTGATTTTGATAGAGTTGGTTTTTTAAATTTAACTAATGGATTTACTGGCGGCGGCGCAGGAGCTTCTTACAATAGCGTAGGGGCTTCTAGTTATACTCTTTCAGTAACTTCAGACTTAAATGCTTCTGGCGGCACATTTGTCGCCTACCTCTTTGCAACCTGCGCTGGTGTTTCCAAAGTAGGCAGCTACACAGGC